CATCTGCCTCAATGTTATAACCATTGTTATATTCATTTGGCAATAAAGCATTACTTGGAACATCAGGAGTAAAACTTAGATTGGCAAATGGAACTCTTAGTGGTGTATAACCTTCAGCCATGATTAACCTTTATGCAGAAGTTATAGTTTGCCAAACAGATCCTGTGTATATACAAAGTTTGCCAAGTGTTGAATCAAAAACAATATAACCCGCAGTAACTGTTAAAGCATTTTTTTGCGTAGTTGTTACCACAGGTACTTGTGCGCCATTTGTACCATCTAAAACAATCATATTAAACTCCTAATTGCTTTTGTGAAGCAACTTTAGCCTCATATGCTGATACTACTGCATCTGTCCACACCGCACTAGCAATAGCAGGTACAGGTGCAGGATCAGATTGTGCTTCTGTGTCTCCTGGGCATCTAACCCAACGATGAAAATTTCTTGCAATCTCAACACCATCTTTGGTGATGACTTCTGCTTGACGTACCTGGATAGACCCGTCTTCAAGTACTTCTGTGCGGTCGATGATTGTTGTTGATGCAAATGTCATTTTGTTTCCTTAGAATGTTGCTTGGTAAACCGCTGTAAAAAAAATAGTTGTAGTTGCAGCTATAGAACCACTTAAAGCATAAAGTGAACTTCCAGCTATTTCAAGAATAATAGCTGTTGTTCCTGCATTGTTACAGGCTGTCCCCAAGATAGCAATTCCAGGAGCTGTTCCAAGACAAGAAAACGGCAGAGATGAAATAAGACCTCCTGCTGATAAAGCAACAGATGTTGATCCACTAACCCTTCCATTGATATAAACAATGTTTCCTATTTTTGTATATGTGCCTGCTGAACTAAATGTTCCAACAACAGTTAATCCAGCACCCTGAGTTGGTGTCCAAGTCCCTGTCTCATAGTCATTAAGCGTACTATTTACAGAAGCAGAAGAATTACTAAATACTATGCCACCACCATTTTGTAGCAATTGTATATTGTTACCTGTGGTAAACCCTGCCACGTTATTCGTACCATTATTGATAATGACGCTACTTGCGCCACTTCCTGTTATCGTATCTATGTTAAGAGTGCCGTATGACATTTGTTATTCCTTGTGCTTTCGGTGTTAATGCCTGTACTTAAAATTTTAGGTTTATTATTTTTTGGATAATTTTTGTGTGTTTATAATGCCGCAATTACAAAAGCAAAAAGTTCATCATATCGTAAACCAAGTTGTGTTACTTCAACTGCACCTTCTGTTTTTGCTGTGTACGGATTTGTCAAATCTTCCGAAGTTTTTCCATCAACCTCATACCAAGTGTCAGAACAGAATATCGAATAACGAGTAGGGTCTAACCCTTGGGCAACAAAAGCAGCTGCAACTTCTTGAGCAACAGCTCCTACATGAATACGAGCCGCATCACCTTTTTTAGCCACAGCGTCTTTAAAACGATACTTTTTAATAAGTGATTTAATTGCAACTGCAACACGTTTTTCAGCATCATCAAGAACGGCAATATCTTGCTTTTGATTTGCATCTGAAGTATTAATTGTTCCTGTTCCCGCATAAATTACAGACCAACGCCATGACGCATTACCCATACTTTTAGAGTTATCAGATAATGCAGTTCCAGTTGACGGCAAAACACAATTACTACCAAAATAAATACCAGAACTATTGGATTGATTGCCAACATAACCGCCACCCGACATGTTCAAATTACCACTATTATCTAGTGTCATTGCATCAGTAAAAGAAATATTAGTTCCTGCTGTTCCTGATGCGGCTATTGACCAAACATGAACTCCGTTTGAAAGACCGTATAAAGCCGCACCATATCCAGTATTAGCGTACTTATATGCGCTGTTGTAATAAGCGTTTTCAGTTAGTTTTAGTTGACCAACTCCAAAGCACCAAACACCACTTCCTAAAGAACCGACTTCAATCGCTTTACCACCACTCCAAGCACTAGGAGTAACTCCTACACCTACGTTTTGAGCTGTATCTATTGTTACCGCAGTAGTCGTGCCGTTAGTTTGTAAAACTAGATTACCTGTTGTATCAGACGTATATACTAAGCCTGTCGTTGTCGTTGTTCCTGATGCAATGCTTGACATATCAAATTCCTTAAATAATTATCCATCTTTGTGATGGTGCAACAGTAATGCTAATTCCTGAATTAATGGTTATTGGTCCAACAGAAAAACCATTTGTTCCTGCACCAATTGTATAACTTACGTTAGCAGTAGAGTTATTTACTTGAATAGCTCCACCCGCTTGTGCGCCACCAATTCCACCCCATTGACCATTTATATAACCTTCAAATTGATTAGTGGTTGTATTAGCCCTTAACATTCCTGTAGAAGGAGATCCTGCACGTTGAGCAGTAGTTCCAGCAGGAACTTGAATCTCCCCTGTACCTGTCATAGTAATGTCACCAGATGCAGTAAGGGTTGTAACGCTTGTAGCACCTGTCAAAGCAAGATTATCCCCAGATTGGAGTTCCTCTATTTGCGTACCACTTATAACTAATGGAATTCTTGCAGTCATTTCTTTTCCTTAAACAAGAGGAACATTCACAATCGTTCCACCATATAGTAAAACTTGTATATAACTATTTACCGCCAGTACAACCCTTGTTACCCCTGTGTACAACAATACTGGCAAACCAGAGTAAGCAACAGGACCAGTAGGTCCAGTAGGACCAAAAGTGCCTGTAGGACCTGTCGGACCAGTAGGACCGCCATAAGGACCTGTAGGACCCAAAGGTCCCGTAGGACCTGTAGGACCGCTAATTGGAGGCGCAAAATAAAGAGCAGGAGTACTCCAACTAAGTACAGTTGGTGAAATAGAGTTAACTACTGAAACAGATATCCAAACATCATTACCAGTAGACGTTATTGGTGTTGCCGACCATCCAGTTGGAGGAGTTCCTACATTTGTAGTAAAGTTCCAAGAACCACCAGTTGGTGTTGCAGGTTGAGTAACACTTTGAATGTAAATAGGCCATATAAAATAGGTAACTGTGTTTACACCTGGGTTACCATATAACCCATTGTTTTCACCATTCCCAGAATAATAGCTACTTGTTATCATTTAAGTCTTCTTGCATTTGCAATAAGTTGTTAATTAACCTAACGTCCGTAGGGTTTAATTCTACTGCTTTCTGACAAAATTCAATTGCTTTTCCCTTTAGCCCAATATTCCACGCAGAAATACTGGCTAAATCCCAAGGCTTCTCACCCCAAGCACTTGGATCCATTGTATAAACCGCTTCCTTATCTGTTATTTTCAATGCAGTCATCGCACTTGAATAACACTCTTCCCACATAGAACATCTGTAAGAATACATTGCCAAATCTAACCAAGGTTCTCTAGTGTTAGGAGCTTCTGCACAAGCCAACCTGTACCATTTTAGGCATTCCCAATGGTTAGCCAGTTCTTCATAGCTTTTGCCTAATAACCTCATTGCATAGCATCTTTCATTAATCCAAGTGGCTTCAGGCATTTTTAAATACTTATGTAAAGCATCTATAGCCTCTTGCCAACGATAATTAAAGGTTAATTCTCTGCAATGATAAAAAGCATTCCTTGGACAATGTGGATCTTCTTTAACCGCCATCTCTAGTAAATCCATATACTGACCTCTTGATTTTGTTGGATCAGGTTTATGAACTACTAACAACATATCTGTTTGTGCCCAAACTTCTACAATTCTTGGGTCTGGAATTGGATATTCATGAACTGGGTGCTTCCACATATAACCTTTTCTTGCATGAATCTTTTCATAGTAAAAGGCTATTCCTGCTCCCCAATCAAACTTATATCTTAATCGGGTTGTTTCAGGTGTCCAAACCCGTTCAATTTCTTCTCTCCAACCAGGTTGCAATTCTTCATCTAAATCTAAACTAATGCAAATATCAATGTCATCAGGCATTGAAAAAAGCACAGTTTCCCTTGCTTTATCAAACCTCCAAGGACTAACTCTTACATCATGTACAACAACATTTTCATGCTCTAATGCCAATTCAACTGTTTTATCTGTAGATCCAGTATCACCAATCACAATAAGATCTGCATCTTTTGCTGACTGACAAAACCTATTTACAAACTTTTCTTCATTCTTAGATATCGCATAAACCGCTATCTTCATAATCTAATCCCTATAAAATCAAAAATCTAGATCCATTCGGTACAGTAACAGTAACTCCATTGCTTAATGTAATAGGTCCAATTGCATGAGCAGAATAACCAGTAGGTATAACCAC